GAGATCCGTGATTTAGGAATTTACTATCAAGTCCGTGGCTTGAAAAGTGTTACCAAGTCCGTGACTTGGAAATGTAAAACTAACTTCTAAATAAGCCAATGGCTGCTCCGTTTCAGAATTATACTGGCGGTGTTCTATTAGCGGACATCGTTAAAAAAAATAACTTTAGTGCTTACGTTTCTCAAGCTATCAAAGAGCGTAGCCTATTTATACAATCTGGTGCTGTAGTTCGTAATGCTTTGCTTGATGCAACAGCAGGAGGAACAAGAATACAGGTTCCAGAATTTAACCCAATCGCACCAACTGAAGAAATTTTAGATGGTACAGGTACATGGGGAACAAGTGGTGCTGGTTATCTAACACCTCAAAAAATCGGTACAGATACGCAGATCGCAACTATCTGTCATAGAGGTTTTGCTTATGCTGTTGATGATGTAGCTGTATTAGCTGCTGGCGAAGATCCAATGGGTCACATCAGAAATCAACTTGCAGATGCTATCAATAAATTGAACTCTGTTCGTTTATTTGAAACTCTAACTGGTTTATTCCATACTGCTCTTAATGGTCATCGCCTTGAGAAGCAAGTTGGTAGTTCTAGTGCTTCAGCAGAAGCAAACTATCTTACTGCTGCTACTGTTGCAGAAGCTCGTTCTCTTTTAGGAGAGAGAGGAGAAGAACTTGATCTTCTTATAGTTCACCCTGCGGTTGCTTATTACTTATACCAAGTAGGTCTATTAACATTCTCAACTTCTGCCTTATCAACTGGTACTGGCATTACTTGGGGTGGTGGTGGAGTTGGTGTAACTGACAGATCAATCGGTCAGTTTGCTGGTTGCACAGTTGTAATCGACTCTCAGGTAAACATCAACGATCCAACATCCACTGGTAATCGTCAAGAGTTCCGTTGTTACTTAATGAAGTCAGGAACAATTCTTGAAGGTCAGCAATCTGAGCTAAGTATTGAAGCAGAAAGAAACATCTTATCTAAGCAAGATGTTATGTCTGTTGATTACCATACTGCTTATCACGTTATGGGTACTAAGTGGACAAACGCTGGTGATAACCCTGCTAACTCAGCACTAAGAACTGGATCTAACTGGGGTGTAACTTATGACATCGACCAAATTCCTATGGTTGAAATCTTTGTAAACACACCATTATCTAATGGTCTTAAGTCTTAATTTCTATTAAGATTAAAATGTGGTCATTAAACCTCACCTAATATTGGTGGGGTTTTTTCTTTACGCTACAATAAAACTAAATTACTTTATCAATCGTGGCAGCTACCATAAATGCAACTATAAAAAGTGAAACTGCTAATAGTTATGTCACATTGACAGAAGCTAACAGTTATTTTGAAACAGTTCCAGATTCTTCTACTTGGACTAATAAAACAGACGATCAAAAAAATAGATCATTGATAGCTGCTACAAGATGGATTGATACTTTTGTATTTCAAGGGGATAGATGTGACGAAAATCAAGCATTAAAATTTCCTAGAACTAACTATCAAGTAGATAGAGTTGAATTAAGTTGTTCTACCATCCCAAATAATATTAAATATGCACAATATGAATTAGCTAGAGCTTTGGCAAATGACACTGATGCTATTACTGGTACTACAGGTAAAGATGGTAATTTTTCTGAAGTAAAACTAGGAGATATACAGGTTAAATATAATACTGATAGTCAAGGAACTGGATCTATAAATAATATTATGGATGTTTACCCGTGGTTACAAAGTTATCTTGGAGCATATATGCTAGGTGGAGCAGGTACTTTTCAGATGAGAGTGGTTAGAGGATAATGGCAGGTCAATTAGATTCTATTTTAAAAAGTGTTGCTAAAGATATAGTTTCTACTTTAGGTAATTCTTTAGATACCACGATTACTTATGTAAAAAAAGGTTTTTCTGAATATAACGTAGATACTGGAGAACAAGTTACTATTGATACGACTTATTCAGATATAAAGGTTCCTGTTGAATTTATAAGAAGTGAAGAGGATCTTGCAAAAGAAATTAGAGAAGCAAAAATATATATATCACCTGATTTGATAGGAAATAATCAACCAACATTTGAAGATGAAGTAATATTAACTTATGCAGGAAGTACACGAACTGCACAAATAGTTAATATTGACACCAAACAAGGTGGTCAAATTTATCTATTTACTTTATTAGTGAGGTTCTAATGTCTAAATCAGATCCAAACGGTATAACTAATTGGATAGCTTCTACGAGAGGAGAATTAAATACTCAATTAGATAACCTAGTAGGAAAAGTTCTTGCGGATTTACCTGACGAAAGTCCTCAATACTCAGGATTTTTTGCTTCTAGTTGGGAAGCTAATACTTATAGACCATTAGCTAATGAAGAAATTAGATCTCCGTGGTTAGAAGTAAAAAACCAAAAACGTAAAGGCATACAAGCAACTCCTATTGTTGAACCTCGATACCCATTAAATAGAAGTTTTAGTTTTGGTGAAACAATATTTATAGGTAATAGGGCTAATTATGCAAGACAAGCATTAGGATCTCCTAATAGTAATATTGTTGGATATTTAACAGAGATAGAAAAAGTTGTTGATTTTGTATTTGGTGGCAGTATGAACCGACCAGATTTAAGAATAGCTGATAGCCAAGTATTGTATAAAGGTGATAAAGGCGGTAGAAATGCAGCAGCTTTAGGTTCAAAATATAGAAAACTATGACTTTAGTTAATGTAAGAGCAGCTTTTGAAAAAGCTATAACTGATTCTATTTCTGATGCTGACCCCAGAGTAAAAATTATGTACGATAATGTACCTTTTACTTCTCCTGGTAAAACTGTAACGTATGTCACGACTTCTATAACTTTTAGTCAATCTACATTACAAGCTCAAGGTGCTGCTGCTGATTATTATTCTGGTGCTATACAAGCTAATGTATATGTTCCTAAAAATAAAGGAAGTGCAAAATTATCTGCAATTTGTGAATCGGTTATTGACGGTTTAAATACTATTAATGCTTCAGATTATGCAGATCCATTTTCATGTTCTCCAAGAGTAGGCGAGGTTAGTGGTCCTATTCCTGTTGAGATAGAAGATCGTTCACATTTTTTAGGAATTGTATCTTGTTCCTTTTTTGCTAATAGCTGATATAATTTTAATAGCTATATAATATTATGACTAGAGCAGTTGATCTTCTCAAAAATAAATTTGGTGTAAGCCAACTTTATAAATATGACATCATGGACAATGATGAAATTTTATTGACTATTTTTTGGCATCCATTAACTATTGCTGAGAGAGAAGCTATTTCAAAAAAAAGTGGAACTGAAGATGCTAATGATTTTGCTTTACAGTTGATGATAGAAAAAGCATTAGATAAAGGAGGCAAGAGATTATTTGCTGATGGAGATAAGGCTTCATTAAGAAGAGAAGTAGCTGCTTCTGTTCTTCAAGAAATACAACTAGCAATGTTAGAAGTTGGAACTGATAAGGAGGTTAAAGAGGCAAAAGCCGACTTGAAAAGCGAATCCTGATTGGATGTTTATATATTCATTAGCAAATGAATTAAAAAAATCTGTTAGTGAATTATGTGAGACATTAACTGTTGAAGAAATGATAGGTTGGGCTGCATTTTATGAATTAAGAAACGAACACGAAAAGAAAGAAATGGATAAAGTTCAAAAAAGAAGCGTTATACCCAAATCAAGGTAGAATAGGATATATGTTTTGCTAGATAGGTCGAATGGCTACTAAACAACTGGATCTCGTTATAAATACGAGTCGTGGTGAACAAAACTTAAAAAAATTACACCAGTTTGCAAAACAAGTAGAGCAAGTTTTTGGAAATATAAATAAGTTAAAAATTAATGTTAAAGCTGATCCAGCACAACAAGCATTAGAAAAATTAAATGCAGAGATAAAAGAAGGACAAGATTTAATAAATAAATTTAATCAAGGTGCAGGACTCAATGCTTTTGGTTCAAAAATTTCAGCTATTACACAAGAAGTTTCTTTAGTAAAAAAAGCATTTAATGATGCCACTGCTGCAACTGAAAGACAACGGGCTGCTACTGCAATATTAGCTGGTGACTTTAAAAAATTAACATTAGAGGCAACTGCTTTTGCACAAGCTACTGATAAGAGAAGAAATAAAGGATTAATTTTAGGTAATGTTGGCGAAACTATTAAAGAAATAGAGAAGTTTCCTAAGACAATATTGGCTGGAAAAAATGCAATGTCCATGCTGAATAGTATGTTGGAAGTTGTAAATGTAAACTCAAAAGAATTTCAAGAAATAAACGAAGCAATAGGTAAACAATTAGAAAAAAATGCTCAAATACAAGAAAAAGTTGCAAGACTTGATGGCTCTGCTAAAAAACAAAAACAAAATAAAGACAAACAAGATGCTATTAAAAAAGAAGAAAGAACTCAAAAACGTATCAAGGCTTTAAGAGAACAAACTGCAAATATAGAAAACAGAATAAATCAATCAATTATAACAAAAGCTAAAAAAGAAGAATTAATTAATAACTTAAAAAGAACAGGTGTTGAAATAGATAAAAGAGAATTAGATCTGGCAAGACAGATAAATATAGAAACGCAGAGAAATTTAACAATGGAGGAAAAAAGACAAGCCAGAAGAAATAGGATAACTCAGAGTGCTTTGATTGGTGGTGGTTTTCCATTGTTATTTGGTGGTGGTCCATTGCAAGCTGCTGCTGGTGCATTAGGTGGCGGTATTGGTGAAGCAATTAGTCCTGGAGGTGGTTTTGCTGGTTCTATTGCTGCTACTGCTGCTATAAATTCTTTAGGACAGTTTGCTAATAGTGCAAGAGAATTAGCAGAGGCAGTAAAGACTACTTCTGGCACTTTAGAATTAATGGAAACAAGATCTTTATTTAGTAGTGATGCTATACAGAAACAAGCAAAGGCATTACAGGAGCAAGGAAAAGAAGCTGAATTGGCTGCCTTGTTAACAGATGAATTAACAAAAGCATTAGGACCAGCAGGGTTAGGGCAATTAGCTGGTTTAGCAGAGCAATCAAGGGAAATGAATAGACAATTTGGAATTTTAAAAACAAGTATGGAGTTATTTATTTCTGGACCTTTAACACAGCTAATTAAAATTCTTAATAATGTAGTTGGAAAAGCTAATATAGTTAATCAGTTAGATCAGAGTTTAAGTGAATTAAGAAAAGAAAATCCTAATCAATTTAAACAAATCATAAATAGATTAGAAAGGGGGAACTTAAAAGATCAAATTAATCCATTTTCTGCTCAAAGTAGAAGTTTTGTAGGTAGTCTTGTAAATCCATCGAATTTACAAGTACAAGGTATTCCTGTTGGTGGTTTTAGTAAAGATATTTTAGGACAGATTCTACAAGATGTTAATAAACAATTACCAACAGCAACCTTACCGTTTCAAACTAATTTAGATACGGGTGATGGTGGAAATGGCACATCTAGTGGAAAGAAAGACTTTTCACCATTTGAGTTAAATATTTTAGATCAAAGAATTGCATTACAAAAATTAAGTGGTGGTTTGTTGAATCAAGATGTTGTAATCAGAAAAAGAGGAATTATTTTTGCAGAAGCAGCATTGAAACTTGCACAAGCAGAGGGTGATGCAGGAGCAATAGCTGTAATTCAAAAACAAAGATTATTAGAATTAAATCAATTAGATTTAGAGGTAGAAAAAGCTAAAGGTAAAGCTTTTGCAGAAAATGTATTAAAACCACAAATGGATGCACTGGCTAGACAAGAACAAGAAGAGTTTGATGCTGGTGCTGCTTTGGGAAAAAGATTAGCTGCTGAAGTAAAAACAATTAATAATCTTGATAAAGAAATACAAAAAATGGGATTGCTTACTGAGTTAGAAGAAGCAAAAACAGTTGAAGAAAGAGCAAAAATTCAATTAAAACTGTATGAGTTAGATTTAGGACAAGAAATTCACGAAGTAAATAGACAAGATATGTTAGCTCTTATTAGAAAAAAAGAAGGACTTATTGAAAATAATAGATTATTAAAAGAACAAAAACAGATTGCAAAAGATTTACAATATACGTTTGCTGTTGAAATGAGTACTGCAATTAAAGGCTTAATAACAGGAGCAAATAGTTTAAATGATGCTTTGAGAAATGTTTTAAATAAAATGGCAGATGCTTTTTTAAATATTGGTTTATTTGGAAATGTTGCTGGTAATTTAACTAGTGGAGGTGGATTATTAGGAACTATATTTGGTGGATTCCTTGCTAATGGTGGTTCAGCAAAAGCAGGTAAGTCTTATGTGGTAGGAGAAAGAGGACCAGAATTATTTACTCCAAATACTTCGGGTGTAGTTACACCTAATAATGCTATTGGAGGTTCAACTAATATTGTAGTTAATGTAGATGCTTCTGGTTCTAATGTGCAGGGTGACGAAGATCAAGGTAGAGAACTTGGTCGTCTTATCTCAGTTGCAGTACAATCTGAAATAATACAGCAACAAAGACCAGGGGGATTACTTGCATAATGGCTACTTTTCCTTCAATTAAACCTACTTATGGTCAACAAAAAAGATCTGCACCATTAACCCGTACTGTTCGTTTTGCTGATGGCTATGAACATCGTATATTATTTGGCCTTGCACAGCATCAAAATCCAAAAGTTTTTAATTTTACTTTTAATGTTTCAGAAACAGATGCAGATACTATAGAAACATTTTTAGATGCTAGAGCAAATGATAGTGATAGCTTTACTTTTACTCCTCCAGGAGAAAGTTCATCTTCTGAATTTGTTTGTGAAGGATGGAACAAATCAATACCATATAACAATAGAGCTACGATTCAAGCAACCTTTAGACAAGTATTTGAACCTGCTTCGTCATGACTACTGTTTGGTCTGCTGGTGCTAGTTTATCTTTGGGTGCGATAGTTGCACCTACTTCCGCTAATAATGGATTATTTTTTAAAGTAACCACAGCAGGTACTACTGGTTCTAGCGAACCTAATTGGGCAAGTGTTATAGGACAGACAGTTTATGATAATAGTGTTCAATATGTCTCTTTTAGTAGTACATTTGCAGATTTACAGTCTATAAATCCCTCTGCAATTATTGAATTATTCACTTTATCATTAGATTACGCATTGCACTATACTCCGTGGGAATCAAATAGAGATTATGAAGTCGGTGACGTGGTAAGCGGTACTACAATTAAAACTATTGTTTTTAAATGTACTGTAGCAGGTCAAAGCGGTGGATCTGAACCTGGTGGATTTGCATCTGCTTCTGTAGGTGGAGCAACTATTCCTGACAACGAAATCACATGGACACCTCAAAATATTGACATATATCGTTTTCACGCTGGCAGTAATTTAAATGCGAATGGTCAAATAGTTTGGGACGGTAATGCTTATCTTAGATTTCCTGTACAAGCATCAGGATTTGCTTTTCAAAAAGGTCAATTACCTAGACCTCGGATAACAGTTAGTAATGCCACAGGACTAATATCATCAATACTTTTATCCGTAAATAAAGCCACAACTGGTAATGATCTAACCGGGGCAAAAGTTACACGAATTAGAACCCTAGCTAAATTTATTGATGCTGTTAATTTTGCTGACGGAACAAATTCTACAGCAGATCCTTCGGCAGAATTTCCTAGAGAAGTTTACTCGATTGATCGTAAATCTACAGAAACTAGAGAGGTAGTTGAATTTGAACTTGCTGCTCCCACCGACCTTGCTGGAGTACGCATACCAAAACGCCAGGCAACTAGATCCCTATTCCCTTCTATTGGTACGTTTGTAGGATGACTTGGAAATATAAAGCACTACTTCATGCACAACGAGAAGATCCGAGAGAATGTTGTGGTCTATTGCTAAATGTAAAGGGTAAAGAGAGATATTATCCTTGCCGTAATCTTTCAATCACAGATCATCAATGTTTTATTATCGACCCAGAAGATTATGTAAAAGCAGACAATACAGGTGAAATTGTAGGTGTAGTTCATAGTCATCCGATAACACCACCTACTCCTAGTCAGGCAGATAAGATTGGTTGTGAAAATAGTAATTTACCATGGCATATCGTTAACCCAAAAACTCAGCAATGGGCATATTTAGAACCATGTGGATATAAACCTCCATTATTGGGTCGTCAATGGGTATGGGGTATAACGGACTGTTGGAGTTTAGTAAGAGATTGGTATAAAGAAGAAAAGAATATTGAACTTAGAGATTGGGAAAGACCTACAACGTTAGAAGAATTTAATAATAAACCTTTATTTGAAGATTGTGCATGGCGAACTAACTTTAGAGAACTTAGACCCGATGAGAGATTACAAGATGGAGATGTCTTACTTATGAGTATTTTATGTCCAACTTTAAATCATGTAGCATTATTTTTTGAAGGAGATGTTATTCATCATTTAACCGATAGACTATCTTGTAGAGAGCCTTACTCTGAATGGCTGTTAAAATGTACAGGAAAGAGGTATCGTTATGCTTCGTAAGTTAAAACTATATGGACAATTAGCAGAATTTATCGGACATAAAGAGTTCGAGATAAAAGTAAATAGTGTTTCTCAAGCTGTAAGTTTTCTAATACATAATTTTCCAGAAGTAGAGCGTTTTATGGGTCCAAAATATTATCAGGTAAAAGTTGGTAATTATGATATTGATGAAAGTGAATTAGCATACCCTGTAGGACAGGAAGATATACATTTCATTCCAGCTATTAGCGGTGCAGGTCGTGGATTTGGAAAAGTATTATTAGGTGCTGCGTTAATTGCTGGTGCATTTTTTATGCCATTTGGAGGGACATCTTTACTGGCTGGAATAAAAGCAGGAACTTTAGCAAATGTTAGTTTTTTAACAAAAGGGATGTTATTTGTTGGTGCTAATTTAGCTTTAACTGGTGTTGCTGAGTTGTTATTTCCATTACCAGAACCACAAAAGTTTAATTCAGAAGAAGATCCACAATTATCTTTTAGCTTTAGTGGAGTGCAGAATACATCAAGAGCAGGTACTCCCGTTCCAATAGTTTATGGCGAAATATTTACAGGAAGTGTTGTAATAAGTGCAGCAATTGACACTAATCAGGTAGAAGCATGACAGACGAAACTAAGATCATTAAGGGTGCTGGTGGCAGACCTTCACCACCCCCACCTCCATACCGTGCTCCTGATACTTTACATAGTAGGCAATTTGTTACTATCCAAGATCTAATATCTGAAGGAGAGATAGAAGGTTTTGCAAGTGCATCAAAAGAAGGACTTACAAAAGGAACAACAGCATATGAAAATGCAAGTCTAAAAGATGTATTTCTTGATGACACGCCAATACTTCAGTCAAATGCTACAAGTGCTAGTCCTAATGAGGCGGACTTTAATTTTAAAGATGTAACTTTTAAATCCAAATTTGGAACCTCCAACCAAACTGCAATGAGTGGTATTCCAAATATTGATGAAAGCAGATCACCTACTGCTGTTGGAGTTACAGTTGAAAATGATGATTTAGCTACTGCTTGGACAACTGTTAGTACAACAACTGAAGATTCTGACGGTTCAACAACAACAACTGTAACTGGAACAAACTATACAGTTAATCAAATAGTAACCAGCAGTCTTAATGCAAATACAACACCCGAAATTTCATTTAAATGTACAGTTGCAGGACAGGCTGGAACGACTGAACCTGCTGCTTTTGCAACGGCAACTGTCGGTCAGACAATAACCGACAATCAAGTAACATGGACTGCTCAGACCACTGGTTTGAGTGGTGTCGTAACTAGACAAATTACAAACACAGATGTAGACGCTGTTATTGTGACTTTAAACTGGCCCCAAATTCAGCTTTTAGAAGATGATGGAGATATTAGAGGAGATACTGTTCAGTATGCAATTCAGATTCAGCATGATTCGGGAGGATACGTCACTAAAGTTAGAGCAAGTGTCAGTGGTAGAACTGCTGATGCTTATGCTAGAGATCACAGAATAGATTTAACAAGTGGATTTACCACTGTAGATATAAGAGTTCTGCGTATTACTCCAGATAGTACAGATGGACAGAGACAAAATTCTTTTGATTTCATAAGTTTTCAAGAAGTTATTGATAACAATTCAACTTATCCAAACAGTGCTTATGTCGCTCTTCGTTTAGACAGTAAACAGTTTAATCGTGTTCCAACTAGAAAGTATCGAATTAGAGGTGTAAAGGTAAGAATACCAGGAGCAGGTGCATCTAGTTCTGGTACTCCTACTGTTGATATAACAACAGGCCGAATAGTTTATCCAGAGGGCTATATATTTAATGGTGTTATGGGTGCTGCTGTTTATACAAATTGCCCTGCGATGTGTTTACTAGACTTACTTACTAATACTCGTTATGGTCTGGGAGATCACGTTACTGATAGTAGTTTAGATTTATTTAGTTTTGTAGCTGCTAGTAAATATGCGAATGAAGAGGTAGACGATGGAACAGGATCAGGTGCAAAAGAAGCTAGATTTAGTTGCAATGTAAATATTCAAAGTCCTAAAGAAGCATTTGCAGCAATAAATGAGTTATCTGGTGTCATGAGATGTATGCCAATATGGTCTGCTGGTTCTGTAACCATATCCCAAGACAAACCAACTACAGCGAGTTATTTATTTAATTTAGCCAACGTAGGTGAAGGTGGATTTGCATATCAAGGCAGTAGCTTAAAACAGCGTCATTCTGTTGTTTCTGTCAGTTATTTCAACATGGATTCAAAAGAAGTAGATTTTGAAGTAGTAGAAGATGCAACGGCAATATCAAAACTTGGAACGATAGTAAAGCAGGTAAAAGCATTTGCCTGTACCTCCCGTAATCAAGCTGCAAGATTGGGCCGTGCAATACTTTTTGCTGAACAAAATGAAAGTGAGACTGTTACTTTCTCGGCATCTATAGACTCAGGAATTGTAGTCAGACCTGGTTCTGTTATTGAAATAAACGATCCAGTGAGAGCAGGAGCCAGAAGAGGTGGTCGTGTTGTGTCTGCAACAACTACTGCTATTACTATTGATGCGGAAGCACAAACGACTTTACCAGCGTTAAATGATGCACCAACAATTAGCGTTGTTTTGTCTGATGGGTCGGTTGAATCAAGAACAATATCTGATATTACGGGAGCAGTTTTAACAGTAAGTTCTGCTTTTTCTCTAGCACCTCCTACAAACGCTCCTTATCTAATATCAAGTACAACTTTACAAACCCAACTATTTAGAGTAATTCAAGTAGAAGAACAAGACGATATTAACTATGTAATTTCAGCTTTATCTTATGTTGAGGATAAGTACAATTTTATTGAAAACGGTACTGCCTTGCCTGAAAGAAAAATATCTATTTTAAATGACCCTGTTAACGCTCCAACACATTTAAAAAGTCAAGAAAAAACAGTTGTTATAAATGGGGTAGCACGAAGTAAATTAATAATTTCTTGGAAAGAGCCTACTAAAATTGTGATCGCAAGTGATGGAACACCTCTTGAACAGCCACAAGGAGTAAGCCAATATCAGCTAAGTTACCGTTTTGATGTAGGAGGAGGAGCTACAGATAATTTTGTAACGCAAGTTGTGTTTGGAACAGACTTTGAAATAATGGATACTAAAAAAGGTTTTTATGATATTCGAGTATTTTCTTACAACCCATCATTAAGAATATCAAGTTCTGCATTAGAGGGTCGAATATCTACTGAGGGTAAATCAGGTCTTCCAGATGACGTAAGTAATTTAACGATTGAACCAATAAATGAACAGTTTGTAAGATTAAGATTTGACCAATCAACTAATGCAGATGTATTGCATGGTGGTCGAGTATATATAAGACATACCAACTTAACAGGAAACTCTGCTACCTTCCAATCAGCACAGGATGTTATTCAAGCTGTAGCTGGAAATGCAACTGAAGCGATTGTCCCTGCATTACCTGGAACGTATATTCTTAAGTTCCAAGATGACGGAGGTAGATTTAGTGCGACAGCAGCTAGTGTAAATCTATCTCTTGTTGAGATCCTTGATTCTATTACTGTTAAAACGGATAGAGAAGATACCGATACCCCTCCGTTTAGTAGTGGAACAAGTAGTTTATTTAGCAACACTCAATATGATTCAACTAAAGGGGGGTTAATTTTAAGTAATATTTCGATTACAAGTCCTGCTACTAAAGCAACTGGAACATATACTTTTGCAGATATTCTTGATCTTGAAGGCACTTTTTCTCTTGTGTTAAAAAGGCATTTCCAGGGTGCTGGTTATTATCCTTCAAATTTATTTGATAATAGAACAGGTTTAGTAAATGATTGGCCTGATTGGGATGGAGATGCTGCTGATAGTGCAAATGCTAAGTTAGCGGTAAGAACAACAACTGCTGCCCCAAGTGGCTCGTCATATGTAAGTTCAGATTTTAGTGGTATAAACTTTAATACTTTTGCGAATGGAACATTTAAAGGAAGAGCCTTTCAATTCCAGACAACATTAGAGACCAGTGATCCTGCTCAAAATATGTTAGTGCAGCAATTAGGTTACTCAGCAGAAATGCCATTAAGAACTGAACAATCGAGCGTTATTACATCTGGACTAGGAGCAAAAACAGTTTCTTTCGCAGCACCATTTTTTATTGGTACGTCTAGTATTACAGGTATTCCAAAACCTTCTGTTAGTATTTCTCCTCAGAATATGGCAACAGGAGATTTTTACGAGTTACTGGATAGCAATATCTCTGGAACTCAATTTATAGTTCACTTCAAAAACTCAAGTGGTGCTAATATAAGCAGAGATTTTACCTACAGTGCTGTTGGTTTCGGCAAAGGTGGGTAGAATGGAGGCAAAAAGTAATTAGTTATGAGTGATGTAACAGATTTTACTATTGATAATGCTTCTGGTCAGACTGTAAGACTAGATATACAGGCTTGTTTAAAAGCATTGCAATCAAGTAATTCAAAAGATACAGATATAACCACTGGTCAACGTGAAACAGGAATGTGGTTTCTTAGAAGTGATACAAATGATCTAAAAATAATAAATTCTAGTAATGGTTTTACAGAAGTTGGAAATATAAATCAAGCAAATTTAGGTTTATTACCAAGATCAGGTGGATCTACTGCACCAATGACAGGTCAGTTACTACTTGATGATGCTGGAGATAAGGATGCACCCGCATTATGTTTTGATGGCGATCAAAACTTAGGATTATTTAGAAAATCCTCAGATATAATGGCCTTTGCTTCTGATGATAAAGAGCAAATGTTATTTGATGCTAATGGATTAACGCTCCAGAAGCAAAATTCATTGAGATTTAGCGAAGCTACCGCAAACGGAAGTAATTATGTAAGTTTTAGAGCACCAGCAAGTGTATCAAGCAATATTACATGGACTCTACCAGCTACCGATGCTGCTGTTGCTGGTTATGCTCTTGTATCTGATGGATCGGGTACTTTGTCATGGGCTGCTGCAAGTGGCGGGGCAGTTGGTGGTGGCACTGATAATATTTTTTGGGAGAACGATCAAACTGTTACACAAAATTACACAATATCAAATGGGCATAATGCAGGAAGTTTTGGTCCTATAGCTATCCAGAACGGAGTTACAGTTACAGTTGGTTCTGGAGAGACATGGACTGTAGTATAAAAGTGTATATAATAGATTTATGAGCCAACTAAAAGTAAACAGCATAATACCAGTAGCAGGAGTACCGACAGGTGGTGGTGGTGGAATAGTTCAAGTAATACAAACACTAAAAACAGATGCGTTTTCTACAACTAATGATGATGTTTTTAATGACATAACAGGAATGACTGCAACAATTACACCTACATCTACTTCAAATAAAGTTTATATTACAGTTTGTATGACACATAATGTAGGTACAAACTCAAATCTAATTTTTAGATTATTAAGAGGATCAACTGCTATCGGTAACAGCACTGTTACTGAAAATTCACCAATAGCTTTGGGTATTTCAGGTGGAAAATATGACAGTCTTAGGGGTAATCCTACGACTTTTGTATTTTTAGACAGTCCTTCTACAACTTCAGCAACAACATATAAAGTTCAAGAGTTTCATAATGCTGGAACTTTTAAATTAAATCATGCTGCTAGTGATGGAGGTACTAATACAAATCAATTTGCAGGTTCAAGCACCATAACGTTAATGGAGGTGTCAGCATGAGTTTAGATCACGATGCTATTTATAAGGCATACGCTGGCACAGTAGTCTCAATAGACAGTTCTACAGGAGCCTACGACAAAGATGGTAATAAAGTGACAATAGATCAATCTTTAGTTGATGCTGCAAGAGTGACTTTAGATGCTGAAGCTGCTGCTATAGCTTATAAATCTGTTAGAGAGCCTCTTTACCCATCTTTAGGTGACTTTGCAGATGCAATGTACTGGAATAGTAAGGGAGATTCCAGTAAACTAACAGCATATTACGCAGCCTGTGAAAAGGTAAAAACTGACAACCCCAAACCTAGTTAAATATGAGCACATTAGCAGTCGGCACAATTAAAAGCATTTCATCTGCTGCACCAGTATTTCAAAATACGAGTGGGACAGAAAAAGGACAGCTTGCAAAAGCATGGGTTAATTTTAATGGCGTGGGAACGGTTGCTATAAGAGATTCTTTTAATGTAAGCAGTATTACTGATAATGGCAATGGAGATTATACAGTTACCTTTAGTAATGCAATGTCAAATGCTAATTATTGTGTAACTTTAGGTGTAAAATCACCTGACACTTCTGACAGGGTTTATGCAACACTTGGAAACTCAAATCAAAGTGACCCTTCCACAACTGCATTTACAATTTTATGTGAACGCACATCTACAGGTACAGATACCAATTCCAAGTATGTCATGGCTTCTATTTTTGGAGATAATTAATTATGTCAACACTTAAAGTCAACACAATTCAAAACACCTCTGCTGCTCACAGTTCAACACCAGAGCAGATTGCACAGGGAAGAGCAAAAGCATGGTGTCATTTTACAGTTTCAAGTGGTACACCTTCTATAGATGACAGTTTTAATATTTCTTCTATAACTGATAATAATGCAGGAGATTTTACTTTCAATTTTGCAACAGCAATGGCAAATACTAATTATGCTCCTTTATCAACTTCTGAAGTAGGATCTGGAAATATAACAACTGCTCAATTAGTAAATGGAGGTAGTGCAACAGCAAGTGTAAGAATCCAATATTTTCAAATCCAAACTCTTGATGGCGGTGGTAATGATGTTGACCCTGCTGCTGGAGCAGTTGCAGTTTTTGGCGATTAATAATTCTTTGATATACTAAAAGAAAAAACTTATGGCTAATTCAGACAAAAGATTTATCTATGAGAATGATGAGGGTGGTATTTCTATTGTCATTCCAGCAGATAATTGTGGTTTAACTTTAGAACAAATCAAAGATAAAGATTGCCCTAGTGGTAAGACAGTTTATACTGTTGATAAATCTGCAATTCCTACAGACAGGAGCTTCAGAAACGCTTGGACTTATACGGAGTAAAACATGGGATTTGGAGTTGACATGGCAAAAGCCAGAGAAATTCACAAAACAAAGATCAGAGAAGCAAGAACACCAAAACTTGCAGAACTTGATATTGAATTTCAAAAAGCATTAGAAACAGGTGCTTCAACTACAGACATTGTTGCTAAAAAACAAGCATTAAGGGACGCGCCAGCCGACTCTAGTATTGCTGCTGCTTCTGATACAGATGCACTTAAAGCACAATGGAAAACTGATATACTAGGCACATCACCATATAGCTAATGGCAATAGCACCTGGAACATACAACATGACCGTTCAGAGAAGGTCAGATCACAGTGTTCCTATTGTGCTAAAAGATAACTCTGGAACGGCAATAAATTTAACAGGATTTACAGTAGCAGCACAGGTTTGGGATGAATCACGTTCCACAAAATATGCAGATTGGGCTGTTACTTATACAGATAGAGCAGCAGGATCTTTTTCTATAGCGTTAACAGATACCCAAACAGCTACATTTACTCCAGAAATATTAGCTTACGATGTGTTATTAGTTGATGGATCGGGTCTCAAAGAATATTATTTAGAGGGTAAGATATTTATGAGTGAGGGCTACACAAGCACATGAGTCAAGTCAACATTACAACCACTAAAAATACCGTTACTGTTAACGGTGAGACAAGAGTTGTTACGGTGGCAACTCAAGGTCCACAAGGCATTCAAGGTCCACAGGGTATTCAAGGTATTCAAGGTCCATCGGGCGGATTAACAGTTGATGAAACTAATAAAGTTGATGGATCTGTTATTTACTATGACTCTAATTCTGCTACATTTAAGGCAGATACAACCACAACTAAACTAACACTTGTTAATGGAGGAAACTTTTAGGCCATGGCTAATACTATAAGAATTAAAAAAAGATCTTCTAATGGCAATGTTGGCGCACCTGAAACTTTGGCTCCATCAGAAATAGCTTTTAATGAAAATCCCAGTGATTTAAAACTTTATTATGGTTTAGGTGATAATGGAAATGGTGACGCAAGCTCAGTTATTGTTATTGGTGGTACTGGAGCATTTTTTGATAAAGCAACGGTACAAAATGCAAATAAAGTCTTATCTGGGCCTACAGCAGGTAGTGATGCTGCACCCACATTTAGAACTTTAGTAGCTGCTGATATTCCTTCTATTGCTCATACCAAGATAAGTGATTTTGATGCAGGTGTTCAGACAAATAGAGTAGACGAATTAGCTGCTGCAACCAATCCAGTGACAGGAGTTACGCCTACAGCCGATGCTCATTTTGCGACTAAGGGATATGTAGATGGTGTTAGTCAAGGATTAGATATTAAAGATAGTGTTAAAGTTGCTACTACTGCAAATATTACACTTTCTGGAACGCAAACTATTGATGGTGTTGCGGTTTCTGCTGATGAAAGAGTTTTAGTTAAGAACCAAAGTACAGCAAGTCAGAACGGACTGTATCTTTGTAAGGCAAGTACATGGGTAAGAACAGATGATTTAGCTGCTGGTGTCGATGCGGCTGGAATGTTCACCTTTGTTGAACAAGGATCTACAAATGCCGATCAGGGTTTTGTTTGTAGTTCTGACAAAGGATCTGCTGTTGTCGGCACTAATAACCTAGCTTATACACAATTCAGTGGTGGTGGAGCTGTGACTGCTGGAGATGGGCTTGATAAAACTGGTAATGAATTAAGCGTTGATTTAAAAGCTAATGGTGGTCTTGTAATTGAATCCACTGAATTAGCAATTGATCTTGCTGCTACTTCTATAACAGGATCTTTACCAGTAACCAAACTTCTAAACTTAAGTGCAACAGTTACAGAATTAAATAAATTAGATGGTTTAAATAGTACGACTACTGAGTTAAATACTTGTACAGATGGTGATACATCTGCAACATCAACAAATCTTGCTACAGCAGATAGATTTGTATGTAATGATGCAGGGGTAATGAAACAGGTTGCCTTGTCAGACATGATCAGCTTTATTTCTGATGGTACAACAAGTGGTTACGTTGTAGATGGCGGTACATTTTAAATTTTAGGAGATAAACGCCAATGGCAAACGTAATCCGAAATAAAAGAGGAACAACAAAACCTTCGCCTTCTGACATAGTTACAGGAGAAATTGCGGTAAAAACAGATGATGCAAAATTATATATTGAAAATGATTCTGGTCATGTTTTCGAGGTAGGTGAAACTCTTGGGACTTACAGTAGTTCAATTATTACTTATACAGTCACAGTTGCATCTAAAACATCTGCACACAGATATAACGGTACTGGGTCAAGTTCAGGCTATAAAATTAATGGTATTTTTGCTCCATTTTTATCATTAACACCAGGAAATACTTATAGATTTGATCAATCAGATTCTAGTAATTATGGTCATCCATTACGATTTTATTTGGAAGCAGATAAAACAACTGAATATACAACAAATGTGACTACTAATGCAACTGCTGGAGCAAGCAGTAATGCCTATGTCCAAATTGTCATAACAGATGCAACACCTATAGTTCTTCATTATCAATGTTCTTCCCATGGGTATATGGGTAACAGTGTTACTTCTAATGGTACTTCAATAGATGGAAGCAATGTAATTTCAGGAACAATTGCAGCAGCTAGAATTGCAACATTAAACCAAAATACGACAGGAACTTCAGGTGGTTTTACAGCAGGATCAGCGTCTAATTTAAACACTGGAACTTTACCTAATGATCGTTTTCCTGCAACCTTACCAGCAATAAGTGGAGAAAATTTAACTAATTTACCTTTTCAATTAAGCTCTGATGCACAGGACAATACTGTAGCTGGTACTTATGCAGGGGAAAGTTTTAGTGGTACAAATGCCCAAAACAACACTTTAATAGGAAGAAATGCTGGTAGATATATTACTACAGCAGATCATGTAGTAGCTGTAGGGCGTAACGCTGGTGTTTCTATTACTACTAATGGTTATTCAACACTTGTGGGTGGGTATGCTGGAGAGAGTAATACAGCTTCTGAGATATCTGCTTTTGGGTTT